TGGCTTCTGAATTCGTTGGGCTAGACGCTTCAATCCACGAGTGATGTTAGTGATTGCTTGTGGTGTATTCATCTCACCACTTACTTCATCAAGCATCAAATACACACCGTCTACAAATACTATGTCTGGCTTTGTCTGTTCAATCTTTGCAGCAAGTGATGAGACTGTAATTCCGTTGACAGCATCTACTAAATGGAAAGAGTGTTCTTTCTCCATCTCGTTGAGTGTGTCTATGTAACGGGCCTCTTCTGCTGGTAACAACTTTCCACGACGCAGACGTCCGTGTGAGATGTGTGAACGCATCGCATCATGACGTTGCTGTTGTTCGTGGTTGTTCATCTCAAAGGATTGGAACATAGGAATCTTTCCACCTCTGTGCACATTGATCGCCATCTGTAATGCGATCTGTGACTTACCAGTCTTAGGTGGAGCAATGATAGTAATTAACTGACCAGACTGTAGTCCCGCAGTTGCTTCATCAATCTTTGCAAAGCCTGTAGGTATACCTAAAAACGTAGAGTTCTGTAGAGACTGGTACTCCTTGTAACGTTCCTCTGTATTCTTTGTGAGGTCGATCTCGTGAGTCCCAAGTACACCTTGCTCGTTAACTCTGGTAATCGTTGCTTCCATAGCAAGCAGAGCAGCATCATGATCATTTTCTTGCAGTTGCTCGATTGCATTCTCAAGACCTTGACGAGTAAGTAGTCGACGACGGAAGTCGACCATGGTGTCAAGAAGGTACTCGATGTTGTCTTGTACATCTAAAACTTTGTAATTTGGATAGTGATCTTTAACTGTTACAGCAGTAGGTACTTCGCTGTACTCACCATAATGCTTACGGACAAAATCCCAAACTCTTTTGTTGTCATCATCTAAGAACCATGCATTGGTAACACCACGTTGTAGCGCTGGAACAATGTCTCGATCTCGAATGACCTTGCTGACTAAGCGATGCTCATTGTCAGATGCCATTTAGTGTCCCCTCTTACATATTGTCTATTTGTACTCCTGCTGATCCGTATCGTGCAACTCGTCCTGGGACATCGATAACGCCCCGTAGATTAGCACGGTATGGAATGCCAGCAACTAACTCATCTGGATTCTCGTAGAGTTGCCAGTAGTTAAATGGATTGACCACACGCTTTTCTAACTTGTCAAATGCTTTCTCCAGCAACTCCTCAGTCCAGCCCTGGTCTTGATAACCAGCCAACTCAAGGGAGATGCCGTAATTGTTTGCAAGGTTCCACAATTTGTTTGCGTTCTGCAAATCAATGTTGCCAATCTTGTACTCAATCTTTTTGCCAAGAAGTTTTCTAATCTCTTCTTCAACCAATGCAATCACTACATCGGTAAGGCACACCACCTGCAAAGAGGAGACATTTGAGATGTCTCCGCCTTTCATATGACCTCTACTTTAGCGTACTTGACCACGAAATCACGAAACTTCTTTGGATCATCGCTTGCTTCTACTGCTAAGTCCTCAGAGATCTCTGTAGGAACGAGTATTGAGTAGTGACCTTTGTTGTAGCGCATCTTGTTTTGAACAAACAACACGTGCTTGCATAAGGCTGTCTTGCGCCATACAGGGCAGTTGCATCGTGTCTTCTTTGATTCAGTATCGACTTCAACTTCAAAGATGCCAGCAGCCTGAGCAGAGATAAAGACTTGAACGGTTCTCCAAGAAGACTCCATGCTCATACCTCTCATTGTGCTGCTCGCAGGTCAGAACCAATGATAGGGACTCGGATAAATGCTTCGTGTGCGAAACTTGCCATTGCTTCTTTGTACTCTGATTCCCAATCTTCTAGTCTAACATTTGTAGTTACGATTGTGGGCAGAGCCTTGTCGTATCTTAATCTGAGAATCTCATCAAATGAACTGTCGTCATACTTAGATCCATACTCTTTACCAAGATCATCAATCACAAGTATGCGAACATTAAGCCAGTCAAACTTCGAGCGTCCGTGAAAACCATCAAGTTCATAAACCATATTGCGCTTATCATCGTGATCCGCATCAAAGGTTGACTTTTTTCTGGACAAAAATTCTGGATAGGTCATGTAATAAATCGGCCTAGCACTTAGCCCGTAATCAGATGCTGTCAGACCCAAGATCTTTGCAGCCTCCACATCATCCTCTGGCAGTCTGCGGATGAACTCCATAGCCGCAACTACTGCATGGGTCGTCTTACCGATTCCTGGACCGCCATCAAACAAGAGACCAACGCCGTTGATACCGATGTTGCCAATCTGCTTAATGACATGACCGCCGATTGCATCATCAATCCACGTCGATACCTCGCTAGGAAACTCTCCAGCCCTGTCGATAATGTCCTGTTGCTCAAGACCTAGAAAGCGACGTGGGATATTTGAGGTACGCAGTAGCCAGTGCTTCTTTAAAGCAGATAGTTGATTGATGTCGTACATTCAGAGTTTCTACTTAGTGAATGTGAAGTCGTTGTCAACCTTGAAAGTTAGTGAGCCAGCAAATGCTGTCGGCTTACCTTTTGCATCAACTGATCCAGTCGCAACCATCTTGACTGACTTGCGAGGTGTGTGCTTAAGGACTTGCTCCTTGACCCAACGCTTTGCAGCAGATGCGTTCTTCCATGCGGTGTACTCGCTGATGCCTTCTGCAGGTTTCATTGAGTTTACAGACTCACCAGCAGAACGCTGTGCACTGACAATAGCAAGCCATCCGCCAGCCTTCTCAGTGTTGAGTGTGATTGTTGCTACAAATGTTGCTTCGACTTTCTTAGCCATTGTTCTTCTCCTTCAGTAGTTTTCTTATTTCCTTTTGTAAAAAAATGTTCTCTCTCCAAAACAAACCCATCACTGTTATTGAACCAGCAAGTGCAATAATGATTGCAATAATTGTTCCTGTATCTAAAATCATTTAGTTGCTCCCAATTTCTTTTCGTATCGTTCTAGTTGTGCACGACCAGACAGTGAGTTCTGGAAGACCTTGCCATCGCTGGCGGTTAGGGTCGAGACCTTAACAGATGTATCGACCTTAGCATTTACTTTGTTTAGCCCCAAATTTTCACGGGCTTGGTTCATCTTCTTACCAAAAGAGGCTAGGTACAACTTGTAGAGGTGGGGTGCCTCATCCCCGATGTTCTGGAAGTTGCGCTCATCTGCCATAAACAGTTTGAGCAGTTCCAACTCGACTAAGGCTGTGGTCTGGTACTGCTTGCGGAATTTACTAAGTGCTCCCGACAACTGACGCACATTGACTGTCCCTGGCAAGAGCGGGTAGCGTTTACCAACTCGATATGAGAACTCAGCAGCGACATCCATGGGAGTCCATTCATGCTCAGGTCGCTTGCCTCTGGTCTTTGGGTCTGACTTGCGGATCTTCGGCTGAACAGTATCCCGCTCCTCAACAAGGCCGAAGCCTGCAAGATTGTCTGAATCATCTTCCCATTTTCTCATAGGCACTCGTATCTCTTTCATCGAAACACCTTCGGTGTTTCTAATATCTTTTAATTGATTACTATCTTTGCTATTAGGTACTAATGACTTATTAGTAATATGGCTACGTGACTTATAGTCATGTGAGGTGTGGACATTTGTGTCCTCTAGGTTAGGGGACTCTAGCGTCCCACTTGGGCTTGTAATGTCCAGTAAGTCTATCCCACGGTATCCGTTGGCTCTCTTGGTCCGAGTTCGCTTGATGAAGCCAGCCTCTTCCAAGGCGATAAGGCCTCTACGGACGGTCCTCTCATGTACGTTGCCAGTCTCTATACCAAGTTGGGCTGCTGAGGCCTTTAAACGGCCTTCAGAGCCCGCTAAGTGGCACATGGTAGCCAAGAGACGGAACTGATAATCGGTAAGGTTGGCTGTGTAAGCCTCATGTGGGATTCTCACGGCGTGTCGTCACCGAATGGGTTGATGTCCTTGGAGCCTAACTCCTCCTCCAGCCGTGCCGTGATCGTGTCCATCAGGGTATCTAAGACTGACGAGGCTATGTAGGCAGAGAAGATCTCGATGAAAGATGTCAGGCTCTCCTGCATGGCATCAAAGAGTTCCTCTGTGGTGTCCTCTGTGTAATCCATCTCGATTGGATTGAGGGTGCCCTTGATGTTCCACATCTCCAGTCCAAAATCTTCCAGCGAGTGAATGACCATGTGCGCCTCATCTGAGTCATCCCATGCCATAGCAAGGATGTCATCTGGAGTAATCAAGTTGAGTAACTCCTTGATGGGATTAGAACAAACAGTGATTACATCCGCGTCATCTTCTAGTCCATCAATGGTGGTCTCTACATCTAGATAGATTTTGTAATCAATACCCTGCTCTTTAACGGCATTGATTGCTGTCTCTGTAAATATCCCTCTAGTGATTACTGGAACAAGAACTTCACTCACATCTTCTTTTCCGAGTAATTCTACAAGCGGGTAGTACACATCAGCACTTGGATCAAATGTTAAAAGGATAACTCGTTTCATCGTGTGCCCCTATAGTCGTGGTAGTCGTTGTTGTACAACCCTTGGTTTATTCAAGTATTTACTGAGTAGAAGTGCAACTGTAGCAATAGCAGGCACTGCAATGATGAACTGCATGCTAAATGAGTTCTGGGAAATTAAAGCGCCAAAACTTAATGGTAATGTTAAAAACTTATTGAGTAGAGGAACGCCAAACATACCTGTCGTAATAAGTTCTATGAACTCAATGACGTAGGTAACTGCCACTCCAGCAATAAGGATCGTTATAAGTAGGTCAATCATGACCTGGAGCCTACACCGTTAGGTTGGTATATTCCACTCCATCATAGGTAGATAATCTCCAGAAGGTGTTAGGGACAATCCAGTCATTGAGAGTCTTTCCTAACCTAGGGATCTTTAAAGGTTTGTTAGGGTACATGTGGGTGTAGGAGGCGTGATTTGTTCCTTCCCAGACAGCACCATAATCCGAAGGAAGAGAGCCATCAAAATACTCTGTTGCAGTCTGTGACTTTTCAAACTGTACAAGGTCTAGACGGTAAGTACCAGCGCGAGTAAAAGAGATCTTAACCTTTGCGTAAGACACCGCTGATCCTGAGTCAGTTAGTGCAGTCAAATTTACTCGACTAAAAGAACTAGTGATATTGAACTCGGACGCAAAATTTTTTAGCAAGTTATTGCTTGCATCATAGAACTCAATAGTTCCAGTGACTTTAACTGAGTTGCTTGATGATACATAGAACGACAGGGTGTAGTACTTACCAGCAGTTACTGGGATGTTGTAATTAGTCTTGATGTTTCCTGTGGTAGCCACAACAAATTGTCCACTGTAAGTACCTGAGTAACCGTCAGTTGGGACTGCAGCGTTTTGAGTAAAAGTAGCACCAGTAGATGTCCAAGTAGAAGCGTCCACTTCAAAAGATGGGTTCTTAATGTAGTTAATTTTTGCAGAGTCAAGAAAGATTGAGATTGCTCTTGCCTCATCATAGGAAACTGTATTACCTAGTTGAAGGCAAACTTGATCTAAGTAGTAAGTTCCTGCAGCACTGTAAGCAATTTGAATACTTGCATAGGATGCATCTGCTGGAGTTGTAAATGTCTTTGACGCACTCTTCCAGGTGTTGTTTGCAGCCACTGCTGTTGCTGATTGTGTAGTGCCTGTGATGGTAGCGTTCTTGTCATAAAACTTTACAGAAAGAGTGATGTTTCCAGCGCTAGAAGGTGATTTAAGTTTGCAAGACACTGTGTACTCGGTGCTTGGAAGTACTGGTACTCCACGTGTTATTGGTGCGGTATTTCCTAATTGCATGGCGCCAGAAGAAGCCGCAACAAGTTTACCTGTGTAGACGTTATCAATGACGTTGGTTCCAGTTGCTGGAACTTGCTCAGTACTAGATGTTAAGACTGCGTTAGTTGCTGTCCAGTTACCTTTAGACTCGTAGAAAGTTGAGTCTTGAACTGACAGTAGTAAGTTAGGTGACAGAGTTGTTGTTGGTGCAAAGCCAGTAAGAGATTCTGCATAGGCGTTTATACCGCTCTCCATACCTTTGTGAGAGTACATATACAACGCTTCACGGATGAGTCTCTTTTGATTTTTAACTGGTAGCGCTGGTTCTGGAACAAGTCCAACACTGAAAGAGTTTTGTTCCAAAGTTGAAAAGGCTATTCCTTCTGAAGAATGCTGTGGTCTTAATACATCTAGTTGCGACAGGAATTGTTCGTGAGTAAAAGCAATTCCTCCTATAAAGTTATAGAGAGCAGAAGTCTCATCCGTAACTCCAAGAGGGCTCTGGATCTCACTTGTAAATACCTTAGGAATAATATCCATTATTTTTTTATGTACGCCGTGATCTAACGGCATCAAGTCTGTGATTTGTCCAGCATTAACCCAAATCTTTTGATCTGTAAATAAAAACATTGTGTAGTAAACCTGACGCCCATTTACAATTGGTGTTTGATTTGGGTTGTCTTCTCCATCTACAAAATAAGATCTACTGACTGTTCCTTCTGTAGCAGACTCTTTCCATATAGTGAGGCCATCTTCAGAGTTTTCAGGGAATCCAAATTGATTTCTTACAAGTTTAATCTTTGTAAAGTCACCTGTTGGAGATTGCCATTCTACTTGAATCTTTATAAAATCTAAGACAGTAATAGCCATAGGCTCAACTGAGTAAGCCAACTTTGGGGTTACGCCGTACTTAGCACCACCATAAACAACGTTACCGTATTTTGCCACGGTCTAATCCTAACAGCCAGCAAGTAAGAACTGACTAAATGCGTCTGCTCCTGTTGCTACTACTTGCCATGATGCGTTTGTTCCGTTCGTTGTTAAGTAACGCCCACTGTTTCCTGACTGAGAAGGAAGGGCATTAATGGTTGACCATTGTGTGGCGTAATCAGTTCCAGAAGTTTTAGTGAGAACTTGTCCAGTAGATCCACCTACAGGGACGGCATTCCACACATCAGCAAGTCCATATTCAATGTTAGCAAGACGATCCTTTAGAGAATCCCAGGCTGTGGTGACCTGGTCAAAATTTCCAACCCAACCAGAACCAGTCTTGATGAGAGTTCCGAGGTTTGCTTGAAGAGAGTTGACTTCTTCTTGAAGACTGTTGACGTGTTCGGCCAGGATTGTGTCAGCAAAGTCAACCTTTGTAACAAAGGACTTAACCGCTGCGGGATATGATGCTGTCACGCTGTACTTCCTTCCAGACCTGTCGGTCTATTTTCTCGGTTTTGCCGCCTATTTACTGCCTGAACTACTTACCCGTTGCTACCGTGGGTATGTGACGCTGTAGTTCTAGTAGCCAAAGTATTGTGAAGAGTAACTAGTTGAGACTCTAAAGACGCAATTCGTGTCTCATATGCCTTTAATTTATTTGCCATGAGCATTAGGGTGTCTGTTAAATCTACCTCAATAGTGCCGTCTGTTTTTTTGATTGTTTGCAAGTAAGGAGTCAACCCCGTCAAAGAAACAGTATCAGCCAATGGCTTGATAAAAATTTGTTTGTTCTTACCTTGGTTTTTACCAAAAGACCCAGACCACACTGGATACTCAGGGTCTCCACCAACATATGAAACCCACACACCTTGTCCAACTACTGGGACTTCAGTGTGGATGCTGGAAGGTTCCATAGGCCAAGCCCAGTCAGTCACTTCAATACCTGTAGTCTGAACCTGTACCTTTAGTCGACGTTGTGTTTGTGGATCGCTGTTGTCTTGTACAACACCACGGTATACGCCGTATAAGCGTTTGATTGAATCCATCAGATAGTTCCAATATTATAATGGATAACTCGAATAATATTACAAAAATAACTGATATATCTGGTAATAATATAATAATGACTAATTATATTGTAAATACAAATACTAAATTTAAAACTAATGGAGTTAATAATTTATCTGTTTTAGATTTTACAAATGGATCTAGTTTAAGAAGTACATTAGCATATCCTAATTCTTATAATGTAACATTAGCTATAGTAGTCACATTTTTTCAAAATACCAATTGGGGTACTATTTGGGGACATTTTAATAATCATGATAATGATATTGTACTTCGTAATACAGCAAGTACTAATCAAATTAATTGGTATACTAATAATGATAATTCTATTGTTCAATTATCTTATTTACAAAATATTCCAGTAATATATATAGCAACTTTAACTAATGGAACAGCTAGATTTTTAAAAATGATAAATTTAAATACAGGAGCAGAAATTTCTGTTA